GCCGTGCAGTGGCGTTTGTTCGCGGGGTGTGTGCAGTTCAGGGCGGGTCGGGTTGCGTGTCAGACCTGCCGGTATACTGGGGAAAGTAAAAGCGGCCCAGGCGGTGCGTCAACACCGTAATCCTGGGCCTAACCGATAGGAGTCGGCTATGGCCAAGCGTAACCCCCTGCCCTGTACCCCAGAAAACTGCGGCGACAAGTTCCCCAAGTGCGGGCGTGCAAGTACATACACTCACGGTAAATGTCGCTGCGACTCATGCCACGCAGCCACCACCGCAGATGGTCGGCGATACATGGAAGCCCACCGCGAAAAGGTGTTGGCGGGCATGAAACGCTATCGCGAAGAGAACCACGAAAAAGTCTCTGAGTGGAAGAAGCAGTGGTATTCGGAACACCGCGAGGCGGTGCTTGCGCAGCATAGGCAGTACAACGCCGAGAACCGCGACGCGATCGCCAAACAGAGGCAACAGCACTACTTTGAGAACCGCGAAGAGATAGCCGAACGCGCAAGGCGACACCGGAAAGCCAACCGCAAAGCCATACGTGCGGCTAAGAAGCGTTATTACATTGAGAATCGCGAAAAGATCTGGGAGTACCAAGAGCGGTACCGGGCCGAGAACCGCGAAAAGGTCGCCGCTCGCGGCCGTAGGTGGGCCTTGGCCAACCCTGAGCGTGTTCGGGAGAACGGGCGCCGTTCGGCCAGTCGTCGCCGCGCCAAGATGAGGGAAGTTCAGGTCATCGACTTCACGCCGGAACAGTTTGAGCAGAAAATGGCCTACTACGGAAACGTCTGTTATCTGAACCTACCGGGGCTTTGCACAGGCGCGTTCGACGAGATTGAACACGTCAAACCGCTTGATAAGGGCGGCGCTCACACACTCGCCAACTTCCGGCCCGCGTGCACGCCATGCAATCGCAGCAAGGGCGCGAAGTGGCCGTTCGCGGCCTAGTCGTCGAGCAGCCCGGCTTCGCGGGCGTTTCCTTCGGGGACGATGTAGGTGCGTCGGGTGCCGCCCGTGTCTACGTCGATGGACTCTGGGCCACCGATTTCCAACAACACGCCAAGTGATGTGGCCTTTAATCGGGGGTCGGTGAAGTCAAGTTCAGCGAACCCGTCCTCGACGGTCACGATCACGCCGTGCGCCATATCAGCAGGCGCACCAGGACAGGATGCGGGCCGCGGACACGGCCTGCTCGTAGCCCACAACGATGTTGCGCTCCGCGATGGCGATGCGCCGGTTGTGGGCGGTGTCAACGGACTCACGGACCTGCACCTGGTCGCGCCAGCCATAGGTTGGCGACGTGCCAACCATGACGTTCTCAAGGCCCTTCACGTAGCCGCCGCCGAATACCCAGGTGTGACCCATCGGTGTCTTGAGTGCGGCACCAGAGCGGGTGATCAGGTTGTAGCGAGCGGCATAGGCGGCCCACTGGGCGCCGGCATGAATGAATCCGATCGTGTTGGTGATCGCGAACTCGGCCTCAATGCGGGAAACGGCGGCAACAATGTCGGGAACGTCAACGATCGTGTCGTCCCCGGTCGGATACAGCTTCGGTGATGTTGGCGTGTTGAACGGCACATACAGCTTGTCGCCGTCAGCCTCCGGATACGGGGGCTCGTACAAGCCGATGCTGCTACTACCCGCAGAACCGCCCTCGATCAACAGTCGCTCAGCCAGCTCACGCTCAACCGCCGTCTGCTCCAACAGTCGCAAGTTCTGCTGAACCCGCTCCACAATGTCGGTCTGCGTGGCAGCAGTTAAATCGCACTCATCAAACGCCCACACGGTAATCGGGGCGAACGGATCAAGGAACCCGGGCCGCTCGCCCTCCTTGATCTGCCCGTCGGGATCCACGCACCACTCCGACTGCCAAACCCCAAAAGCGGAGTCGCCTGGGAAGTTATGCGTGCGGAACCGCACACCAGCACCCAGGAAACGGGACGGGCCGGTGACCTCGGTCCACGACGTCGCCGTGTACAGACCGGACGGGGACGGGTTGACCAGCGGCACCTCAAACTCGAGGGCAGGCAGGGCTGCCGGTGCCTTCGGGGCCACAGCAGCACCCGGGACGTTCACCGCGCCGTCTTTAGTGGGAGTGGTCATGCGAATCCTTTCCAATGTCGAGAAGGCGGGCAACGGGAGGTTGATGCTTCACCCGTTGCCCGCCTCCTTTCGACTACTGTCCGACGGCTACGCCTTGGGGGCGGGGGCCTTCGGGGCGGCCGCAGCCGCGGGGGTGCTGCTGCCGACGATGGCGGGCTGGCAAGTGATTTCCTTGCGGGCACCGATACCGCCACTGACGCACAGCGGGATGGTCACCACAATGGACTTGTTGCACCGCTTGCCGACCGCGATCGCATCCTCAGTGAAGAAGCGTGTGTAGCGGTTCACCTGCAACTGCTCCTTCGGATACATGACACCCAACTCGATGACGGCGGACATCGCACGGAACCAGGTTCCGGCCGGGTACAGCACCACGTTGACCGCACCGGGCCATGCAGCGGTAGCGAGGTTGCCGGGCTGGCCCGCACCGCGGGTCTGCCAGTCACCCACGAACTGCAACGCGATTCCACGCGCCGACAGCCAGGAGTTGATTTCGGCGTCGGTGACGTTCCAGCCACCAGCACCGCCACCCATCATGGCGAGGTCGGCCCGCAAAACCTCATGCAACCAGCTCGGGGCGATGCCCTCGATGGTGGCGTTGCGGGACAGGCCCTTGTCCAGGCGCAGGTTGGTGGCGGCCAGGGCGAGGCTGTTGAGCGCCGACGAGGTTGCACCAACCTGGTTGTTGGGGTCGATGACCAGCGGTGCGCCGGAACCATTCACGATGTCGAGAATGGTGCGGCGGCTGATGGCCCGCAGATGCTCCTGCGCGAGTGACCGCATGAACCACTCGGTCAGCTCCGGCCAGCCCTGGTTTTGCAGGATGCCAGCTTCGACGCAGTAACCGACAGCGTTGAGGCGAAGTTCCTCAAAGTCCTCGGCGCACGGAATGTCCACGCACTGCTTCACCGCGGTGGGGTTGCCGTTGGCGTCGACCGCCTGCAACTCCGTCTCGCTGAAGAAGAACTGGAAGTTCTCGAAGATCTGCGACAGATCCGGCTCGACGGGCCAGCGGACGCCACCACGGTTGATGGTGATTTCCGGCAGGCTGACGAGGTCGGTTGCCGAGGGGACGTCGCAGAAGTCGTACAGCGTCTCCGAGGGGGCGCACCAGCCGCCGGCTGCGGTGAGGCTGCCGCCGGGGAGCTTGCGCTCATCGGTGGCCGCTTCGATCGCGGCGACGAGTGCGTGGCTCTCTTGGATCAGCGGCACGTCGCGGCGCAGCTTCGCGAAAGTCTGCGCGAAGTACGCACCCTTCGACACTGCGTCAGCCGAGCGGGCCTTGCGTGAACCCTTGCCGACCGAGTCGATGGCGAGCGCGAGTTCACGGAAGCCGACACGGCCTTCCTGGTATCCGGGTGCGCCGGGTGTCATCTCCCAGCCGGGGCCTTGCGGCTCGGCGGGAACCTCGACGGTGCCAGCGGCACCCGCGAAGGTGACCGGGGTGGCCGTGGAGGCGGCGACAGTGGCGAGTTCTTTCGCTTCCACTTCGGCGTCCTCGATCTCTTCGGCGTCGTCGTCTTCGTCGGGACCGGTGGTCTCGGCGGCGGCGGTGGCGCGGGTCAGCAAGTCGGCGACATCGGTGCGATGCGCTTCCTCTTCGGCGGCGGCTGTTGCGGCGGCGGCGTTGATCTGATCCACGGCGTCGAGGAGGCCGCGCAGGCTCTCCACGTCGTCCTTGGACAGCTCTTCGCCGGCCTCGGCGCGGGCCTGGATTACGTTGATGGACTTCTGGGCCTGGGCGCGGAGCTCATCGAGTTCGGCGCTGGTGGCAGGCAGTCCGTCGGCTGGCAGACTAAACACGGGACTTACTCCTCAGTTTCGGGTCGATCTATGTCGTTGTGAGGGTTCCTTCGGCCCGTAGCCAGTACTGGGAACTTCTCTGCGACGAACAGTAAATAAGCGGCGTGCACACACTCAGAACATGCGGGGGCAGAGATACTGCACGGCGGCGTCGGAGAACGGGCTGGAGTTGTCGGCATCCCGCTGCTGCTGAGCTTTTTCCAGCAGCCGCCGCAAAATGCGTTCCGTCAACGATTGGCCGATCTGGCCGCGCATGGCGCACACCGCATACCCGGCCGACAAGGCTTGACCTTGGTCGGTGTAACCCAACGCGGCGACAGCGTCAAGGAATCCTTGTTCGTCTTTGGCATGGGCGGTGGCAGGGGTGACGAGCAGCATTACCGCCACCATGACCGCGACCGCCAACGCTTTCATGGCGCTTTGCGCACCAGTTTGCGGATGGTGCCGCCGCCGGCCATACGAACTTCGGCTTTGGCTTCGGCGATCGTCATGAATGGGGCGGCGTCGGGTGTTGATGTTCCGTCGGGGTAGGTGACGGAGTAGCCCAACACGTCGCCGGGTTTCGCGACGCCCGCCGCACGCCTCTTGCCACAGTTGCATCCCACGTTCAGCTCCGTCCGCTGTAGGGGAGTTCGCGGCCGGCCAGCAGTTCGGCGATCTGCTCGGCCGGGGTGGGCGGATGCGTGATCTGCTGGGCGCGAGCGAGTAGCGCGTTGGCTTCGGCGGTGACCCGATCCCGCTCGGCTTGCGCCGCGGCTTCGGTGAGTGCTTCGCGGACGGCGACTTTGACGACGTCGGGTGTCAACCCGGCACCGGCTGCCGGGTCGGCGACCGTCACGTCCGCATCGGTGTCGTCGGTGGGCTGGTCTAGCACATCGACGTCGCCACCGTCATCGACCGGACCCAACGACGCCACCAGGGCGAGTGGGCGGCCCTGATCATCGGAGCGGCCACGGGCCGAGAAGCCGGGCGTGTTGACGGCCAGTGCGGCGACCAGCTCGAGGCCGGAACCGAAGTCCCGCCAATCACCGGACAGCGGCGCAGACAATCCCATCTCAACTTGTTCCGGGGTGGCCCACGGCGCAGCGACACCGCTAAACCACACGCCGTGTTTGTCTTCGCCGACTCGGACGAGGGCGAAGGCGGATCCGGCGTTGTCGTAGTGGGCGGCGGCGGGCCGGGCACCCATCCGCTCCGAGGCGTGCCCGGTGCCGACAGTGAGGCGGCCGACGGGAAGTCGCACACCGTTGTCGAGGCGCACCGCGGGGCTGGTGTGGAAGTGGGCGTAATCGGTGGCCGAACGTGGCACGACGACGCATTCGGATTGGATGCTGCGATGGCATTGCCCGAAGCACGCCAAATGCCCGTAGATG